TTGACCTCGACTTCGCCAGCCTGCCGGTAGTGGTCTCACGCACCGCGGGGCAGCTGAGCAGCCCCGAGGATGTCGAGGCCTGGATCCGCGACGCGCTGCTGCTGCACCCAGAGGGGTATGCGCTTGTTGTCGTGGACACTCTCGCGAGGAACTTCGGCGAGGGAGACGAGAACGCCACGAAGGACATCGGGCAGGTGGTGCAGGGCCTGCAGCGGCTTGCCGACGCGCTTGGTGGACTGTGCGCAGCCGTCCACCACACCGGACACCGGGACAAGGAGCGAGCTCGCGGCGCGATGGCCTTGCTCGGTGCGCTCGATGTCTCGCTGCGCGTGACGCGCGAAGGGCGCGAGATCACGATCGAGACGACGAAGGCGAAGAACTGGGCCACGCCTGACGCGATCCGCGCGACGCTGACCCCGGTGGTTCTGGGCCAGGATGCCAAGGGGCGCCCGGTCACTGCGATCACGCTCGACACCGAGGGGCAGTCAATCACAGAAGCCCTCGACGCCGCGACGGCAGCGGCCACCGACCCGCACGTCGTGCGCCTGCTGCGCGCGGTGCAGGACGCAGGCGGGGCGTCGCTCCCGCGACGCACGCTCGCGTCGCAGATCGGTGCGTCGGAGCACGCAGTGCGCGTGCGCCTGGATGAGTTGGTCGCGGCCGGCTTGGTCAACATCGAGCGCTCCGAGAAGGCACGCCAGCCGGGCGCCTACTCCCTCACGGAAACCGGTGCGCGAGCTCTGGAATATTCCGAGGTGCTACTGTGAGGGTCGAATATTCAGGCCCCCAGGCGGGGGTTTCGGGGTTTGCGGTGGGGGTTTCGCCAATTGAATCAGGGAAATCTTCCTGGGTGAGCTACTTCCGCCCAGAGCTCACCCAGTCCGCCCAGCTGGGTGAGCCCGAATCACCCAGAGCCGCCCAGAGTTTCCGGTTTTCGACGCAACCTACGTGTTACCAGCACCTTGAACTGGGCGTCCGCGTTTCGCCCAGCGTCACCCAGAGTTTCAGAGTATTCCCGACCCGGCACCCTGGACGGCAGGCCCCTTTAGGGGCGCCGCCTGGGGCGTGGGGAGGGGCTGCGCGCGGTTAAATAATCCCATGGCTAAATCAATTCCCCCACGTCCCAATTCCCCCTCGGTGTCGGCGAGTGCCGCCGGCCGTCGATCACGCAACCGCGGCAAGGTCGGCGAGCGCGAGGTCGCCGACCTGTTGCGATCTGCAGGCTGGCCGGCCGCGCGGCGCGGTGTCCAGCACGCCGGTGGGCCGGACAGCCCCGACGTGGTCGGTGGGCCGGCCGGCTGGCACGTCGAAGTCAAGCGCACCGAGGCGTTGAACGTCTGGCGTGCGATGGCACAGGCGGTGGCCGATGCGCAGGGCAGACCGGCCCTTGTCCTGACGCGGCGCAACGGCGCGCGGTGGCTCGCGGTGTTGGACGCTGAGGTCTTGCTCGCGCTGCTCCGGTGGGCCGAGGACCAGCCCGGCTCGCCGTTCGCAAACGGGCTGGCTTGACGGGGCCGGCCGAGGTCGCTAGCGTTCGCGCATGGCCCAGCCCATCAGCACCACCCTCAGGCCGAGCACATGGCCTACCGTAGCGAGCTACACCCACGCCGAGGCGCCGGCGGCCTTCGACACGGTGGACCGGGCGGTGGCGTTCGACGCGGTGCTGGCGTTGGCGGCGGGGACGGTCACCGTGCGCTGCTCGGGCGACAGTGCCGACTTGTCTTTCACGATGGTGGTCGGGCAGATCCTGCCGATTCGCGGCCTTAGGCTGGTCACTGGTGGCACGATCTTGATCGGCAACCTGCGCCTGCTCTGGGCCTGATTGTGGACGCAGCCGGGCTGCCAACCACCCTGCCGTCCACGCCCGAGGATTGGGCAGAGGTGCCCGGCCTGCTCGACCAATCGGTCGAGGATGTGCTGATCCTGCGAGGCTGCCTGCGTTGGCTCGCGGCGCGAGGCGGCACGGTGTTGGAGTGGGTCGGCGAGCACTTCGCGCTGCTGCCGGCGCACGTCTCAGCGGAGTGGGTCTACACCCAGCTGAGCCGCGACGGTTGGACCCAGGCACATGGCGAGGCTATGCGTCGCGCGGTGCCAGCGCTGATCGACGAACTGCTCGACATCGTTGATGGCCGCGACGTGGTCGTCGGCTATCTGAGCGCGTCGCCCCCACGCGACCTGAACGTGCGGGACAAGATGCGCATCGAGGTCCGCGTGCAGCGTCTCAAGTGGCTCGACCGCGAGCGCTTTGACCGCCCCGATCGCATCCAACACAGTGCCGACCCTGACGCGCCACCCATCCAGGTGACTGAGTTGCAAGCTGCGGAGGAGATCCGTAGGCTGCTGGAGATCGCGACCGAGCGTCGCGCCGACAAGATCCGCATCGAGGCATCAGCCGCGATGTCAACCCAAGGAGAGAACTGATGCTGACCATTGCCAACACCAGCCCGGTGAATGTCGCCGGGGTATGGGAGCGCTTCGTCGTTGAGACCATGATGGCTCAAGACCTCCGGCCGCGCCTATGCACCGCGAGCAACGGCTCCAACCTGCGCGTGATCCCAGTGCGGGTGCGCGCGCCCGATCTGCAGGAGGTCGATGTGTGCGTCCACCTAGACCCCTACGAGGTTCTGAGGCTCGACTCCACCGACATCGACGTGGGACCGTGCGAGGCCCTTGTGGACTGGGGCGCTGAGCCCCTGGCCCTGCCGACCGACCCCCTCATCCACTTCGGTGGCCCGCTGTTTATCGGCGGAGAGCCTGCCACGGTGCGCGCGTTCCGAGTGGCGGGCGCCCATTTTGAGATCGACGCGGTGGCGCGGATTGCCAGCCCCCTCGGGGTAGCCCAGATCCGAATGCGCTACGCACCAGGGTCGGCGTGGGCCGACGCGGAGATGATCGTCTACTGCCAGGACGTGAGTCGGCACAACCTTGGGGTTGTGACCGTCCAGTTTGGCGACTCGATGGTGTTCCTGGGCAACGTGCGCCCGCCGCATGGGACGCTCGGCCCAACCTCGGTGCAGCTGCCCGTGACGGGAGTCCGAGGGCAAGCCCACTACTACCCGCTGCGGTTCTTCTGGCCACGCCTCTGCGCTGGGCTACCGGCCTTCGTGTCCAACCTCGCAGCAGCCCAGCTGCACATCACCGGGCACGGGGTCCGACGCCTACACCCGAGGGGCACGCCCCCGATGCTGCCGACGCGGTCCAGCGCAGCGCCCGAGCTCAACGCCAACCTCGTCTCGGTGCTGCTATCGGGGGGCACCCTCAACCCGCCCATCGGCCCGAGCCGGCGCAGTGCTGACACCGGCGAGCAAGAGGACCAGCTGTTCGACACGGGCATCCTCGCGACGCGGCGCCCGACGAGCGGCGCCGCAACCGGCCGCCTCTACGCCGCCTGCTACACCCACGCCCTCCGCCCCAGCAACTACGTAGACTCACAGGGCGACCTCCTCGACCTCGACGAGGCCACGGCACGCGGCTCCGTCATCTGGGACGGCCGGCCGTTCAACGAGGCCGCGCGGCGAGAGTTCGGGTTCATCCAGGGGTTGCCCTCCCCGACGGCCACGCAGGGCTGGGATGGCCCCGACACGCAGCACTGGCTCGTGCAGAGCTTGACGTGTGCGGTGCGCCTCACGCCGTCCTGGGCTGCGCAGCGGTTGCTGCGCCAGCAGGCCATGCTCTACCTCGCCATGCGCACGGCGACGCCCGGCGCCGGCACGACGGGGAGCTACTCGGCCCGCGAGTGGGGCTACGAGGGCCTGCTCGTCGTCGCCATCTGGCGCAACATGACCGACCGCGACCTAGCCGAGCGCGTGCGCGTGCGGTTCTGGCTTCGCGCGGCATCCGTGTTCGTCCCCATGATGGGGAACACGCGGAGCTACCTGCACGCCCACGGCAACGACCCACGCCTCGGCACGGGCGACTGGACAGTCGAGTGGCAAGAGGCCCTCGGCGCCTACGGCTACGGCCACGCGCTGGAGTTCGTCCCCGGTGGCGCCGCAGCCGAGGGGGTCACGGGGCCAGCCCGCGCGGCCTGCTTGCGCGTGGCTGAGCGCATCGTGATGGAGTCAATGACCGACAACCCCGACGACGGTGTGATCGTCGAGCGGTCGTTGGATGGCCGCACGAAGCCGTTTGATCGCAGCTTCAAGGCCTTCGGCTTCCCGCTCGCTGCGGCGTTGGTGCTGCGCTACGCGGGCCCGTTGCCGGGCCCGGCTGAGCGGCGCGCTGCGGTTTGGCTCTCGCGCCTCATCACGACGGCGCGCGAGACGCTGACCCCGAAGCTGCTCGACTGGGTGCCGCCAGAGGCCTATGCCAGCGTGGATAACCCCGAGGAAGTTCTGTGACCGACAAGATGCTAGCGTCGGCCGCTAAAGTCGTGGCGCAGGACGGCCGGATCGCCGCCCTGCGGGCTGAGAACGCCCTATCCCTGCACAAGCTCAACGCGATGACCCTGCTCGCTCGCGAGCAGAGCTACGAGCTAGCGGCAGCCGCGGCTACGCGGCGCACAATGGTGTGGGTCATCGGCGCCCTGGCCGTGGTCAACGTCCTGCAGGCAGCGGTGGGGGTTCTCCTGTGAGCGGTCACGGGGGACTAGAGGCCGAGGTCTTAATCCTGCAGGGAGCGATCCAGGACTACGTCCGCCGGATGGGGGACGCGCGGCAACTGTTGGAGGTCACGCATAGCCAGGACGGGGTGCAGTGGACCTCAGAGCGCAAGCGGATGCTTTGGCTCAGCCGCTACCGAGACTGGCAGGTGGGCCTGCCAATCGTGCGGACTCCCGAGGAGGAGGCCCGCCGCGAAGACCTCGTCAGCGCATCGCTTCAGGAGTCGGCACTCCCGAAGGGGTCGCGTCGAGGGCTGCCTGAAGGGAGCGCGGCGTGGGAGTAGATCACCCCCAACCACTGCCCCCCTACCCGGGGCGGACACCCGAGGACCACATCGCCCGCTTCAAGCTGTGGCACGCGGCGCTGCTAGAGTTGGGTGGACACAATGCGCGCCTGAGGCAGCGAGCCGAACCACCCGAGGAACCCAAGCCGGAGAACCCCGAGCATGACGGGTGTTGACCTAAAGCCCGGCAAGGAGCCCTGCCTCGTCGGCTACGACGTGAAGAGCGGGCAGCTTCGCCGGTTCGCGATCGATCAGACGCGCTGGGTGGTCTGCATCGCGTGCAAACGTGAGCGGCCACCGCACGCAGTGCGCGTCGAGGCGTTCTCGATGCTCGACGCTGGCGCGAACCCGCGCCTCGACGACGACATGCTGGTATCGACCCCCTTCTGGTGCTGGAACTGCTACGAGCGCGACAAGCCGGGCGGCGCCGTCACCATCCAGCACCTGGAGCCGAGGCCGGCGTGAAGATCCCCACGAACGAGAACGGCATCCCGCTCGGTGAGCACCACCACCGGGCACGGCATAGCGACGAGCTCGTGCGCTGCATCCGGCGCCTGCATGAGGGGGAGGGGCTCGGCTACCGCGCCATCGCGCGGCTGCACCCCGAGGTCTCCATCCACACCATCCGCGCGATCGTCGAGTATCGACGCCGGGCGGGGGTGCCTCGGGGGTGGCGTGACGCTAAGCCCGAGTGATGTCGATGCCCTGCTGCCCTACCTCACGCCGCCAGAGCGTGCGAGGGTGCTGCAGCTGACGGCATCCACGCGCCCATTCTGGGTGCCTGTGAACTGGGCGCAGCGCGCGCTCTTGGATTGCGAGGCGGACGTAATCGGGTTCGGTGGCGCGGCCGGCGGCGGGAAGACCGACGCGGCCATCGGCCTCGGTGCGACGCAGCACAAGCGAGTCGCGTTCTTCCGACGTGAGAGCACGCAGCTGGTATCGGTCTATGACCGCATCGCGGAGCTCGTCGGCAACCGTGACGGCTACAACTCCAAGTGGAACCTGTGGCGCGGTGTCGGCCCGAGGCGTGCGACGTTTGAGTTCGGCTCGGTGCCGTCTCTGGGTGACGAGGAGCGCTATCGAGGCCGCCCCAAGGATCTGCTGATCGTTGACGAGGCGAGTAACTTCCTAGAGTCAGTAGTCCGGTTTCTGATGGGGTGGGTGCGCACGACAGACCCCGGTCAGCGGTGCCGCACCGTCCTGACGTTCAACCCGCCAGCGAGCCGCGACGGCATCTGGCTCGTGCGGTTCTTCGCGCCCTGGCTAGACGACAAGCACCCGCGGCCAGCGAAACCTGGAGAGTTGCGATGGTATGCGACGATCGACAAGGATGAGACGGAGCTAACCAGTCCGGCGCGCTTCCACCACAAGGGCGAGTTGATCGTCCCGCAGTCGCGGACGTTCCTCCCGTCCCGAGTCACCGACAACCCCTACCTCATGGGCACGAACTACTACGCGCAACTGCAAGCGCTACCTGAGCCGCTGCGGTCGCAGATGCTCTACGGCGACTTCAAGATCGGCATGACTGACGACCCGTTCCAGGTGATCCCGACCGAGTGGGTCGAGGCAGCCATGAAGCGATGGACACCGCGCGCCGTCAAGCAGCCGATGGACTGCCTCGGCGTGGACGTTGCCCGCGGCGGCGCCGACCGCACGGCAATCGCGCGCCGGCACGGCTGGTGGTTCGACGAGGTTCTCACCTACTCGGGTGAGAACACGCCGGACGGCCCCAAGGTGGCCAGTCTCGTGATGGCGGCCAAACGCGACCGAGCCCCGATCAACATCGACGTGATCGGTGTGGGAGGCTCACCGTTCGACTTCCTGCGGCAGGCGGACCAGCAGGTGGAGGGCGTGCGCATGGACGCTGTCGATGATAAGTGGACCGACAAGAGCGGGATGCTGCGGCTGCGCAACCGACGCTCGCAGTTGTGGTGGCGCATGAGGGAGTTGCTCGACCCCCACGCCAACAACGGGATCGCGCTGCCCAACAGCAGCGAACTGAAGGCCGAACTATGCACACCGAAGTTTGAGGTGCGCAGCGGCATGATCGTGGTGGAGTCCCGCGATGAGATCGTCAAGAAGCTGAAGCGCTCGGTGGACCTAGCGACCGCGGTGGTGCTTGCAGCGATGGACACCCCGAAGTGGTTTCCCGAGCAGCAGCCGAACTACCGGCCGCGGAGCATCGACTACGACCCCCTGCGCCCGATCGACGACCGAGAAGACCGCGCCGCGGGGGACTACGACCCGTTCCGGCTGTAGGGCACATAGGGCCGGAGGCGCGGCCCTAACCTGCCACGGAGATGCCCACCCTCAACATCGGCCACATGTCGCTTGCTGAGCTCCGCGAGTTTGGGGAGCTCTTGATGCGTGAGCACTACGAAGAGGTGGCCCTGAACAAGCAGGTGATGACCCTTGCCCCCGACTGGGACCGCTACGAGGAAATCGCCGACCGCGGCGTCCTCCGTGGGCTGGGCCTGTGGGTGAACTACGGGACGCACGTCGAACTGGGCGGGTATAGCCTCAACTTCGCGGGCCCCCACCTGCACTACCGCGACCTCTTCGTCTTGCAGAACGACGTGTTCTTCGTGCGTAAACCGTTTCGCCGGGCAACGCTCACCTCCGGTGTGCGCGCGTCGAAAGCCCTGATTGACGCGACGAAGGATCTCGCTCGTGAGTGTGGCGCCCGGCTGCTTCTGTGGCACGCGAAGGAGGGCACCGCCTTTGAGACGTTGATGCGCCGCAGGGCTCGCGTGCAAGACATCATCTTTAGTGAGGAGGTTTAGCCGTGGCGGTCTCGGCAATCATTGGTGGCGTTATGGCCGTGGCGTCGATCTACCAAGGGGAGACGGCGAGGCAGACCGCGAAGGCAGGGCAGCGCGCGCAGAGGGACGTGCAATCCCGCGCGGAGTCCAATGCTGCGGCCGAGCGAATCCGCGCCCAGCAGCAGGAAGCGAAGGTCCGACGCAAGACCCAGAACCTCGACGCGGGTCTCGACAACGCGATGGTCTCAGGTGCGCGAGGCGTGAAGTCTACAATGCTCACCGGTGGTGCGGGGCCAACTGCCGGCGGGAGCTACGCAACCCAGACCCTGCTCGGAGGCTGACGTGCAGACCGCAAAGCTCAAAGACCAGGACAAGGGGGAGGTGCTGCGCTACTACCGAAAGCGCAACGAGGAGTTGAAGCGTCTACGCAGCAGCTATGACTCGCACTACCGCGACCTCGGTGAGATGTTCGCCCCCCGCACTGGCCTGTGGGGCACGCGCATCGACACCAACCCAGGACGCAAGCGGCACGGCCAGATCCTAGAAGGCACGCCGGAGTGGTGCGTGACAGTCGCGGCGGCCGGCGTGATGTCGGGCGCGTCGTCACCGGCCCGGCCGTTCTTCAGACTCACCACGGCAGAGCCAGACCTCGCGCGGAAGTGGCGAGTGCAGAAGTGGCTGCAGGGCGCCACCGATCGAGTGCTGCGTGTGTTCCAGCGCTGCGGCTACTACGGCGCGCTGCCCCCGATCTACACCGAAATGCTCGTCTACGGCACGGCCGCGACGACGATGATGCCGCACTGGAAGCGTGTGGTCTCGTTCATGCCGCTGACGTGCGGAACCTACGCCGTCCAGCAGAACGCCGACCGTGAGATGGTGGTCCTCTACCGGGAGTTCCAACTGAGCGTCGGGCAGTTGGTGAAGGAGTTTGGCCACGCCAACGTCTCGATGCGTGTGCGGGCAGCCTGTGAGGCTAAGAACATCGACCTGATGATCGATGTCGTCCACGCGATTGAGCCGCGGCACGACTACGACTCCACGCAGATGGACGACCTCAACATGAAGTGGTCGTCGTGCTACTTTGAGGTTGGCGGCGACGCCGACCGCGTGCTGCGCATGAGTGGGTTTCCCAACTTCCCGGCCCTCGTGCCGGTCTGGGCGAAGGTCGGGATGAACGTCTACGGGGACAGCCCCTGTATGCCGATCCTCGGCGACGCGCGGCAGCTTCAGCACCAGCAGAAGCGCAAGGCTCAAGCCATCGACTACAAGGTCCGGCCTTCGCTCGCGGTGTCCACATCACTGAAGAACCGCGATGTTGACCAGCTGCCCGGCGGCGTGACCCCGGTCCCCGACGGCGGGCAGGGCGGGATCCGCGCGGCTTGGATGGTGGACCTCGACCTCGGGGATCTCCGTGAGGACATGGAGACCACGCGACGACGCTTGTTTGAGGGCACCTACGTGGACCTCTTCCGAATGCTGACGCGCGACGACGATCCGCAGCGCACCGCCTACGAGGTCAGCGTGCGACAGGAGAGTAAGATGGTCTCCCTCGGCCCGATGCTCAGCAACGTGCAGTCCGCGCTGCACGAGCCCGCGGTTGACTTCGTCTTCGCCCAGCTGATTGCGTCGGGGCAGATCCCCCCGCCTCCCGAGGAACTGCTCGGTGCCGATCTCGCGATTCAGTTTGTTTCAACGCTGGCCCAAGCCCAACGCATGGTCGGCACACTGCCAACCGATCGACTGATCGGTTCACTGCAGGCTGTCTCGACACTGAAGCCGGACGTGATCGACGGGTTCAACGCTGACGAATGGCTGCGCCGCTACTCGGACGACCTCGGTGTCGATCCTGAGTTGATTGTGCCGGGGCCTCAGATCGCGCTCGTGCGCGATGCACGTATGCGTGCGGAGACCGCACGCGCGCAGAGCGAAGTGATTGCCGAGCAGGCGGGCGCCACGCGCGACTTCGCGCAGGCCTCGGCGGCATTGCCGCAGACGGCCGGCTCCCAGGTGCCGCCGCCGGCTGATGTGATGGCCCAGCTGACGGGCTACGAGTCCCCATCTTCGCGAATGCTTTAATGAAGCTCGACCCCCTAACCCTCACCTCCAGCGTCGCCCTCGCCCCAGCGTTGGCCGAAACGTCTGACCTCACCTCGGCCTTCGTGCAGTGGGGCATCGGGGGCATCATCCTGCTCGCGTTCGTGTTGCCCTCGATGCGACGGGCAGAGAAGCGCGAAGACGCTCGCGATGCCCGTGACCTTGAGGAGGCGCGATCGAGGGGGGTTGCCCAGGAGAGGCTTATGGACACCCTGCGTCAAAGCGTGAACCAGCAGAGCGAGGCACTGGTGCAGTGGCGAGTGTCTGTCGGAGAGATCACTCGCGCGATTGAATCCCAGGATGCTCAACTCGGCGCCCTCATCACGACGCAGGAGGCCACCGCTCGCCTGATCGCGTCGCTGTCGAGTAAGCTCCTCAGCGCATGAAGACCCTGATAATCGTGCCGCTGCTCGCGCTCGTCGCCTGCTCCGGCGGTCCCGACCCCGTGCGTCTGCGCGCCGAGCGCGCCGGCTACCACCTCGCACTGCGGTGCGCCAACGGCTGGTTCATCAACCTGCCTTACACCGCCGACGATGAGCGACTGGTGCGGAAGTCGCTTACCGATTGGGATACGTCGCTCGCTGCTGACGAGCGTCTACTCGCGTCGCCGATCGGCACGCCGGCAGACCCGCAGCCCCCGTTCGCTGACCCGGCCAGGGTGCCGCAGTGAACACCTTTGACAAGCTCATCGCACAGGTCACCGCTCTCACGCGGGACCACGCGCAGAGCATCAGTGTCCGCTTCGCCGTGCAGACGCGTCCGCGAATCGCCGCGTTGCTTAACGACTACGCCATCGTTGCTCTCCGCGAAGCAGCCGGCCAGGACGTGACGACGGCGCGCATTGCACTCGCCAATTCGTCGGCGCAGCTGCTCCGCGAGGAGCAGGCGACGCTAGAGCTTGAGGCTCGCACGCTGGCGCTTCGCGCTGCGTTCGCGGTGATTGCCTCCTTGCTCGTCGTCTGACGGGGCACATAGCCCCGCCCCCCAGCAGTAGCGTGCTGGGCGTGTCATCGGACCACGATCCTTACAGCGACCCGGTCGTCGAACCCCATGAGGTTGACGAGCGCGGTCGCAGGCTGTCCGCAGAGGAACAGCTAGAGCGTCGCGACTTCGATTGGCTCATGCGAGACAAGATCGGGCGCCGCGTTGTGTGGCGCCTCATGGACCTCTGTGGAGTCCCGACCGGTGACCACTTCTCGACGAACGCCATGCAGATGGCGCGCAACCTCGGGATGGCGGAGATTGGTAAGCGACTGCACATCTTGGCCCAGGCATCTGGTCTTGATCAGTTCCGCAGCATGATTGAGGAGGCAGCATCTCGTGACCGCGCCAGCCGTTCCAAGCGCTAGCCCGGTCGTCGAGCCCACCCCGGCCCTGACGACCCCCACTCCTACGCCTACACCGACGGCCGCGACTCCCGCGCCCGCAGGTGGAGTGCCGACGGATCCATCGTCAGACACCAAGCCGGCCGAGAAGAAGCCGTCGCTTCTCGGCGCCGCGAAGGCGAAAGAGACCGGCAAGAGCGAGGGCGACCAATCGCCCACAGCACCCATCACGGTCAAGCCCGTAGACGGCCACCCCGTGTTTGACGGCCCCGCCGCGTCGGCGTTTGCCGAAATCGCTCAGGCCCGCGGGCTGTCCGCGGACCAAGCCCAGCACGTCTTCAACGATCTCGCGCCGAAGCTGTTCGCCCAGATGGAGGCGCAGCATGTTACGCGAGTCGAGAAGTGGGCAGACGACGTGCGCAAGCACCCCGAGCTTGGAGGTGCGGATCTGGAAGAGAAGCTCACGGTCGCCCGTGCAGCCATCGACCAGTTCGGCCCCGAGCTCCTGCCTCTGCTTGACTCCAGCGGCTACGGATCCCGCAGCGAGGTGCTCCTCGCTTGGTATCGCGTCGGCCGTCGGATGATGGGCGACCGGATGGTCGCAGCGTCCACCCCCTCTGTTGAGGAGCGGACGCTTGCGAGCCAGATGTTTGACAAATCGCCGGAACTCACTTGAGCCGGACCTCTCGCTAGTAACCAACCACCATGGCTGTTCTCGCTGCAACCCACCCGACGCTCCTCGACGTGACCCGTCGCATGGACCCGAAGGGCAAAATCGACCAGATCGCTGAGATCCTCAACGCCGTCAATCCTCCACTAGAGGACGCGGTGTGGGTCGAAGGTAATTCGTTGCTCTCGCACCAGACGACGGTGCGCACGGGCATCCCCGACCCGACGTGGCGCAAGCTCTATGGCGGCGTGCAGCCGACCAAGAGCACCACGGCCCAGGTGAAGGAGTCCATCGGTGAGATGGTCGCCTACGCCGAGGTCGATGCGACGCTCGCCGAGATCAACGGCAACTCCAGCGAGTGGCGGTTGTCGGAAGAGCTCCCCCACATCGAGGGGTTCTCCCAAGACCTCACCGAAGCGGTGTTCTACGCGAACGAAGGTGTCACACCGGAGAAGTTCAACGGCCTGTCCGCGCGCTACAACACGGCCAACACCGCTCTCGCGGCGTCGGCGGAGAACGTGCTTTCCGCAGGTGGCTCGGCCAACCGGGGCTCGATCTGGCTGGTCGGCTGGTCGCCGCAGGGTATCGCGATGCTCTACCCGAAGGGCAGCACCGCAGGCCTCTACACCGAGGACAAGGGCAAGGTCACGGTCGAGAACGTGGATGGCCTGAACGGCCGCGCCGAGATGTATCGCACCTACATGCGCTGGCGCGCCGGTGTGCTCGTCCGCGACTGGCGCTACGGGATCCGCATCGCCGCGATCGACCGCTCGACGCTGACGAAGAACGCGGCGTCGGGTGCCGACCTGATTGACCTCATCACGTCGGCGGTCGAGTTGATCCCTAACGGGGGCTCGGCTCGCTGGACCTTCTATACGGATCGGAAGATCCGCACGTTCCTGCGCAAGCAGATCGCCAACAAGGTCGCGGGCTCGACCCTGACCATGGAGACTGTCGCAGGCAAGCCTGTGATGATGTTCGACGGCATCCCGTTCAAGCGGTGCGACGCGCTCTCAGTCGCGAACGAGGACGCCCTCGTCTGAGCGGCAACCGCGGCCCAGTCCTGGGCCGCTTACCTGGAGAACACACATGGCATATGTTGATTCACGGCTGGATTTCCAGCCAATCACCTCACTGAAGGCCCTCGGCGCTCTCGCCGCAGGCGCCACGGTGATCCTCGACAACGCAGTCCCCCTGACGAATGTGCGCGACATCGGCGCAGGCGAAGGCGACCTCTACCTCGTCGTCATCGCAACCGCCGACGGCATCTGCGCGACCACGACCACGCTCGTCGTGGATATCCTCACGGATGCGAACGTGCAGACCCCGGCCCTCCCGCCGATGCTCTCGCCGACAATCATGCAGACTTCGCAGCCGTTGGCCATCACCGCCAGCATTGCCACCACAGCGTGGCAAAGTGCTCAGTCGGCGCCGACCAACCGCAAGCCGGTGGTTGTGATGAAGCTGCAGCCGGGGCTCGCCTGGGAGACTCACCTCGGCGTCCAAGTGCGTAACACTGGCGCGGTCGCGATGACCTCGGGCGCCCAGGTCGCGGCATACCTTACGCGTCAGCCTGCCGAGTGGCGGAGCTACGCAGATGCGGTGAACTGATATGTTGCACGATGGACGCCTCCAACTCGCGAACCGGGCAACCCTCACGGGAGCCTGGGTCGCGAACCCATTCCTACTCTCGGTCGGTGGTGTCGCTGTCAACTTCAAGCATGTTGGCGACGTGGTCCCGATCACCGCGGTCACGTCGGATAAAGTTGCCCTCGTGATCCAGTTCGATATCGCGCCCGCCCACAAGACCCTCGCGTCCAGTGTCGTCGGCTTGGCGTTCGTGCTCCGCGCGTCGCCAAGCTCGGTGGACGGTCTCGCCGCGGGCAGCTTCTCGCTGTGGAGCAACTTCGACCCCGGGCTGATCGGGCCCACCCTCGACTTCTACATCGCCACGGTGGGGTCGAATGTGCAGCCGACCAATCGCGCCTTCGCGCGCGTGCCGCTCCCGGCTGTCCGCGGGGGTGGTATTGCGTCTACGTTCTTGCACCTCATGGCGGTGGTGCCGGGGGCCGACACCACGCCGATGGTTGCGGGCGAGGTGTCTGCATTCATCACGTCGGCCGACGCCGCGCACGGGCTGTTCAGCTGGCCCGACGCGGTCAACACGGGGGTCATCTGATGCCCACCGTCAAAGCGACCGTAAAGATGATGTGGCGTGGTCAGGTCGTGAAGCGGGGCACCCGCTTTATGATCCCCGACGGCGAGGCGTTGCCGGACCACGTCGCGCTGGTGACCGGCAGCGAGCCGGACTTCATCCCCATGACGACGGCGCCCGGTGAGGCCGCGGTAGTGCCCACGGGGGCAGGCCACGCCAAAAACACCCCGCTGCCACTGTCCCACTTTGCGCGCTCGGGCGCCGAGCTCCGCGGGTTGGAAAAGATGGCTGCGGACATGGCAATGCAATCCGCGCCCCGGGCCCCCGTGCCGGAGGCCGCACGGCCGCCGGAGATGGCCTCAGACGCGGCGCCGGGCCAGCCGGCGCCGGTGATCCCGGCGCCCCCGCTGAGACCTCCCCAGAGGCCTGGGCGGCGCGCGCCGAGCGAAGGCTGATCGATGTGCCGGCCGCCCCCGCGGCCGGTGTCTTTCCCGGTAGGTGAGTGATGACCGTCGAAATCTATCCCGACCTCTCCGGTGCAGGCGCGACAGACTACCTGTCGAAGCGGTTTACCGTGACGGTGAACGGCTCCCCGACATGGACCTTCGGCGTCGAGCGGACCCCAGTCGTGGGCGTCTGGGCCAGCTTGGGGGCGGCCACCGTCGAGCATAGTTGGGTCAAGATCGGCACGAACGAGGCTGTCACGTTCGTAGTGGTGCGCAAGCACCACGGCACCGGCGTGGTCATCCCCATCACCGCGTTTAGCGTCTCGTCGGCCAACGGGGCTGCCACTGCCGCAATTGTGGGGGGCGCACTAATCGTCAGTATGCCGGCCGACACGCGCGCCAAGATCGAAGTGAACGGTGAGCGTGGCAACATCCTCGCACTGTTCGCCGACCCGCTGAAGCCGGCGGTGCCGGCAGGGGCGGTGAACTGGGTTTCCCTCGGACGACCCACCACGCTCGCAGTGAATCAGAAGGTGTTCATTCCGGCCGGTGTCGTGGAGACGGTGCCGGGCGCGGTAAACAGCAACCGCGAGATCCGCATGGCCAACGGCGCCGAGGTCTACATCGAAGGCGGCGCGGTGCTGATCGGCAGTTTCAACTTCTCCAACGGGGGCCTGCCGGTGAACGGTGCGAAGGTCAGCGGGGCGGGTGTCGTGTCGGGCGCCTTCGTGGCCTACCCCTACGTGCAGGCCCTGCTGGTCTACTCAATCCAGTTCACCTACGCGATCTTCCACACGGACTACGGGGTCTTCGGCTACTTCGACAACCGCGTCGAGGGTGTGACCACCACCCTCGCCCCGTTCTACACGACGAGCAACGGTGTCTGTGAACTGACGCGCGCGCACCAGATCAACCCGTGGTGGCCCAACACTGACGGCACCGGCGGGATCGCGCCGAAGTCACTCGCGGAGCCGCGCTCGGACCTGACGAAGTGCTACCTGTTTGCGGGCGATGACTGCCTGCTACTCGACAAATCTGGTGTCACAGTCACCGTGACCGAGTGCCACCTCATCACCAGCAACGGGGGCTCGATCCATTTCGGCTACTACGCGATGGGGCTGAGCGCCCTCGGGACAACCGTCCAAGACTGCGCGCTGGAGAGCTTCAGTCCCGACTATATTCCCGGGTTCAACCCTGCGGGGGTAATCAAGTGGTGGTGCGACGGGCAGGAGGCCGACCGCTTCGACGGCCGCTACAATGTCATCCTGCAGCGCATCCGCGTCTACGGCCCGCTCTACCAGCGGCTGTTCGCGCTGGTAAATGTAAAATACCCGATGGAAGTCTGGGGTGCGTCGAGCCAGGAGGCCGCGGGCTCGACGGCCAACTGGCTGATCGACGGCCTGTGGGTGGAGACGCTGCCCCCGGCGAAGAGCCTGATCTACGGGCGCGACCGGCGGAACACACTTTCCAACTTAGCGTTCCGCGGCGTGCGGATCGCGGGAGAGCAGGTGTCGGTCTACAACTTCACCGACTACTTCGACCTGGAACAGCCGCTGTTCCAGACGTGCTACCACCTCTTCGTCGAGGGCAAAGCGTTGACTACCTACACCGAACTCGCAAACCTCGCCCTCGGGCAGCTGGGGGACGTGCCGCGTGTGGTCTCGATCTCCCCGCTCGACGGCTCCACGCAGGCGGACCTCTGCGCCACCATGATCCCGCAAGCGATCGAGTTGACCCTCGGGCGGCACGCGTGGTCCTTCGCGACGCGCCGCTCGGACCTCGTCGAGGTTGTCGCTGGCGGGAACGACCAGTTCCCCTACTGCTACGAGATCCCCGGCGGGATGCAGCGACTGCTCGCGGTGTTGCCGCCTGGAGTCACCGACGTGGTGCAAGGGCTGCAGCCGGCGCGCTACGCCGTCGAGTCGAACGGCACGACACTGCGCATCTACACGGTGGACCCTGCCGCAACGGTCGTGTTCACGACCTACGACGTAGACACCAACGCGTGGCCGGCGGAGTTCAAGCAGGCCACGATTTACCGGCTCGCCTCGATGCTCGCCGGCCCGGTGCTCAAGGGGGAGACCGGTCGCCGCGTCGCGCGCGAACTGCTCCAGCTGGCGGAGTATGAGGTCGCACGCGGTGCGCCGCCGGACGCGAGTATGCGGCGCGCGCCGGTAGACCACACAATCGACTGGCTCGCGGGGCGTGAGTAATGGCCACTACGCGCCGGTTCCAGCGGTCGCTGATCGGGGGCGAGGTCACGCCGAAACTGCACGGGCAGATCGACCTCCCCTACTATCAGAATGGGGCGCGTAAGCTGCTAAACGCTGTGGTCGAGCCTATCGGGCCGGCAAGTCGTCGGCAGGGGTTCAGGTTCCAGCGGGTGGCCAAAACGAAGTTTCGCGCGGTCCCATTCCGCTACGGCCCCACCAACAACGCGATGGCGGAGTTCGGGGATGGCTACGTGTGCATCCACACCCTCGCGGGCGTGCTGCTCTACGGATCACCTTCCGCATACAAGCTGCCGGAGACCTTCGTTCCGGGCAACGTCGCAATCAACCCGACGAACCGCATCACCCTCACGGCTCACCCGTTCGACCCGAGCGAGCCGGTGCGATTCAGCACTGACAACACCCTCCCGGTGGGCCTCTCCGCAGGCATCACCTACTACGTGCTGGTAGTGGACGCGAACACCATCCAGGTCAGCACCACCCCCGCCGGCCCCGCGGTCACGATTTTCACGGGGGGTGTCGGCAACCATCGGTGCGTGCGGTTCTACGACACGGGCGACCTCACCACGTTCGGGGGCTCGGCTTACTACAGCACGCAGCCGAACCCCGCCGGCAACGTGGTCGAGACCGCCCCCGGTGTAAATGCCTTCTGGCACCTCCAACCGGCAACCGGTGAACTGGAGATTCCGACCACCTACACCGCGGCGCAGATCGGCACGCTGGACTACGTGCAGAGCTTCGACGTGCTAACAATCGCGCACGTCGCGCACCCGATGCGGGAGCTCCGACGATACTCGGCAACGCGGTGGGCGTTTGTTGAAGTGCCGCGGGGGCCGTCGCTGGCGGCACCGACAGGCGTGTCCGCAGCACGCACCTACGGCTTTGAGGTGCTGGTGAAATGCAGCAACGCCTCCCCTGGGGTGCTCTCGACTTTCGACGTTATCGGGACGCAAGCCCCGATTCCGCGTGTCCCATTTGGTGAATACACCTGTGTGCTCCTGCGACAGCACACGGGGAGCGATATGGCGAATATCACGCCGGGCTTCTACCTCGCGGCCAACATCAGTCCGAGTGCGGGCACCTTCAACCTCATGTCGCTGGCTGGGAAGATGCAGGTGGGCGTCACCTACACCTCGCCGCAGGATTACGGCTACGTCACACCGCTGAGCTACCCGAGCGACTTCATCGAGACCTACGTGGTTACCACGGTGGACGCGAACGGCTCTGAGTCAGCCCCCTCGGTGGAGGCGACTGCTGACAACGACCTAGCCCAGCAGGGCAACTTCAACACCATTCAGTGGTCAGCTGTAGTGGGGGCCAGCAGCTACCGCATCTACAGGAAGTTCGCCGGCGTGTTTGCTTACGTGACCGAGACCACGGCGCTGACCTGGAAGGATGACGGCTCCGATGAGCCTGACGGGTCGCGCACCGCACCGCGCATCGACACCACCCTGCTGACCAATAACCCCGCGGCAGTGGGATACTATGAGCAGCGCCGCATCGCGGCCGGTCTGAGTGGGCTGCCCCAGACGGTGCTCTTCACCCGGTCCAACACCGAGTCGGACTGGGTCTATCACCTGCCGGTGCAGGACTCCGACCGCCTGTCGTTCCGCGTCGGCGCCCGCGAAGCCTGCACCGTCCAGTATGTGCTCCCGCTGGCGCAGCTAGTCGTGTTGACGGACTCGACCGAGTTCCGCGTCACGCCTCTGAACGACGACGCCTTGACCCCCGCCTCGGTGTCCACGCGCCCGCAGACCTACGTCGGGGCTGCGAAGGTGCGGCCCCTCCTCGCGTCGGGCACCGCACTCTTCATCGCGGCGCGCGACAAGCACGTCCGCGAGCTTGGCTGGAGCGCCGAGGCTTCAAGCTACGTCACCGGGGATCTATCGCTGCGGGCGCTGCACCTGTTCGACGGCTTCTCAATCCTCGACGCAGCGTTCGTTCGCGCCCCGTGGCCAATCGCATGGTTTCCGTCAAGCTCAGGCAAGCTGCTGTCGCTCACCTACGTGCCCGAGGAGCGTGTGGGCGCGTGGGCGCAGCACACCACGCAGGGATCCATCACGTCGGTCGCGGCCCTGCCCGAGGCTGATGGCGACCACCTTTGGGCTTGTGCGCAGCGGGTAGTTAATGGGGCGACGGTCCACTACGTCGAGCGGATGCCCCCGGCCCCGACGCTGACGACGGCCATTGAGGCGCAACTACTCGACGCGCACCTGACGTTCGACGGGCGCAACACCGGCGCCACGACGTTGACCGCGGCCTACGGTGGGCTAGCCCTCAACCCGTTGGGCGCCGCCTACACCTCGTTTGTCGTAACGGCCTCGTCCGCCACGTTTGCCGTGGGGGACGTTGGGGCGTCGCTCATCTTCTACGGCTCCAAGAGATACCCGCACGAGTTGGTCATCACGCAGTTCACCAGCGCGGTGCAAGTGGTCGCCTACCAGAGGGGGACGTTCCCGCAGGCCTATGTGGCGGTGCCCGTCACGACGTGGGCCTTCGCCCGCGCGACGTTCACCGCGGCGCACCTAAAGGGTATGACGATCGAGGCCCTCGGCGACGGTGTCGCCTACTCCGGCATCTTGGTCAATGCCTCGACCGGCGTGTTCACGCTACCGAAGGCGGCGGCCGTCGCCTGCGTGGGTCTCGGCTACATCACTGACATCGAGCCGCTGCCGCTGACGATCGGGATCCCGGGCGAGAGCCTAGGCTCCCCGAAGGCTGTCGATCGCGCGCGCATCAGCGTGGCATCGTCGGGGGTCTTTGAATTGGGGCCCGACGCCGCACGCCTCAAGCTCATCGACCCCGCGGTGTTGGAGGAGGCCCCAGAGTTCTCATTTGACCCAGTGCCGGACCAGCCCACCGGGCTCGGCACGGCTGTCGTAGACCTCGCGACAGTGCCAAAGTGGAGCGCTGACGGTAGGCTACTCGTGAGACAAAGCCGCCCCCTCCCACTCACTGTCCTAGGGATCGGGGTCGAGGTTGTAATCGGAGACTGATATGGCACCAGACCCCTACGCATTCCCTTGGTGGGCCTCGGCCAACAACCCGCAGCGGGAGATGCAGTCACGAGCATCGGCCCGCCCCGGCACACCGGAGAAAGCCGGGCTCGGCAAGCTCGGTGTGGGTCTCCAGGTGGCCGGCGCACTCGTCGGCGCAATCGGCGACTACTACTCAGCCAAGAACCAGAAGATGGAGCTCGGTAGCCGGGCGCTCTCAATGGACTTTGAGGCCAACATCTCCGCCCAGAATGCAGCGCAGGCGGAGACCGACGCGGCAACCGAACGGGAGGCCGGCAAGCGCAACGTCGTCATCGCGGGGCAGGCCGCGGGGCAGGCTCGCGAGTCGCAGCGGGTCCGCACAGCTGCGGGCGGTGTGGGCGACTCCGCATCCGCAGCCGAGGTCGAGGCCTCCATGCGCTACGCCCAAGAGATCGACACTCAGAACATGACGGTGGCCTCGGTGCGCGAGGCCAACGCCCTGCGGCGGACGGCCGTCGATTCACGGAATCGCTCGATGATCGCGAAGGTGTCGGCATCCAACCTGCGCCGCAGCGCGCAGAGCATCCGCCCCGGCCTCGCTGCTGCGACGAGCCTGCTCGGCAGTGCCGGCGTGATCGGGAGATACTCCACCTAAAACATGGCCCCACGCGTCACCCCGTCCACCACCCAAGACCCCCGCCCGATGCCGGGGCTCTCGGCACCGGAAGTAACACCGCAACGCTCGGCGACGGCGGACCAGTTGTCGCAGGCCGGCGTCGGGCTCATGCGCGCGGGCATCGGCGTGTCGTTCGTCGCCGCGAGGGCGAAGGCCGATTACGACGAGGGGCGTGTGTCCGAACTGGAGACCCGCTACGCCGATGGCGCCTACAACGCCCTCCGCGGCGACCGCGGCTACCTCAACCTCGTGGGCTCGCCAGCGGCGGATCCAGCAAAGCGCACCGAGTATCTGGCAGGCCTCGACCGTGCCGCGGAGACGCTGATCGACGCGACCGACAGCCCCGAGCAGCGGCAGGCTCTGACTGCACGCCTGCACGCGCGGGGGATGCGCGCGCGTGAACTGATCGACTCCCACCACTACGACCAGAGCCGGGTGTTTGCGATCGGGCAGGAGGCCGGCCGTATCAGCCGCGCGCAGACCGACTACGTCGCCAACTTCGACAGCGCCAACCCAGCCGTGGCGCGCGATGACTACAACCGCGCCGTTGCGTCAACGACCCGTTTCGCGGAGATGAAGGGGCTGCCGGTCGAGGACGCTGTTGCCGGGGTCAAGGCGGCAATGCACGCCGGGATGCTCGATCGGTTGATCCGCGAGGAGCGTGTCGATGAGGCCCAGGCCTACTACCGCGACAACCGCGGCGGCCTCGACGCTGATGCGCGCGGCAAGATCGAGGGTGTGCTGGGCGAGGCATCGGCGCGGAAGCGCGGCACCGATCTCGCGTTTGAGTTTGAGGCCCAGAACCTGTCGCCGCTCGACCAGCTAGCCAAGCTCGACTCGATGCGTGGCGGCACCGGCACCGGCGCCGGCCCCGCGCTGCCGAATACGCTGACTGATCGCGAATACCGGAAGGCCCTCGCTGCGGTGATTGATAGGCAGCAAGTCAAGGCGGAGCTTGCGGCTCGCGAGACCGTCTCCTTCCAGGCTGATGTCTTCGGGCGCCTCGACGCCAATCGGCAGGCTGCGCTAAGCGGCCAGGGCAGCACACCGGGGGTGCCCGCCGCGCTGCTCGACGTGGAGAGTCTGCTGTCCCCGACAGAGACCGAACGCGCGCGCCGGCTCGGCGTGCTCGACAACCTGCGCACCTACGCCGAGCACGGCCGGTTTGGTGACGTGCCGGGCGGACGCGAAGCCGCGGCGCGGTTGATGCAGGACGGCATCATGCGCGAGCTCTCGTGGGAGCAGATCCACGCTCGCGTGCGCCCCTGGGTCAGTGACTCAACGATGTCGGACCTGTTCCAGGGTTGGAACAAGGCGCGTGGCACGCGCGCGCCGAACCCCGACGCGAAGGGCGACTGGGAGAGCGACCGCGCGTTTGTCAACACCGAGACCGATCGAATGCTGAAGTTCCTGCCGGCGGACGCTCAGGCCGGTAGGTTCAGCGAGCAGGCCGGTGAGCGGGCTGCGTTTGACTTCCGCCGCGACGAAGTCTTCACGATGGTGAAAGATCGTTTCTTGAAGGTCCGCGAGAAGGACACCACGACGCCCGAGCGCGACCTCGTGCGGCAGATTGTGTCGGCGTTCGTCGAGGAGAAGCTGCAGGCTGCCGGCGGGGGGTCACCCTCCGACAAGGTCAACGCCGCGGGTGCCACGATTTTCGCATTCACCAACGCCGAGAACGTCAACAGCTTTCAGGTCGTCGAGGCCGGTGTTGCCGTGCCGCTGTCGGAGCTTGCTGACCCGGCGACGATGCGCATGGCGCGCGGACACGCGCTCGCTGCGGCGGCGCAGGAGCGCCTTGAGGCGGAGAAGTGGAAGCCTCAGGATCCCACTGCCACGCTCGACCGCCGCTATGTCGAACACATGGCCCGCGCCGATCGCTACGAGGCGGCGGCCAACGAAAACAACCTGAACCTGCCGACGCTCGCGAGGGTGCTCGCGAGCGTGCGCGCGATCGAGGGCCCTCAGCGGGCACTAAAGGCGAAAGCCGATGAGGAGATGCCCTCATTAGTCAAGAGCTTGGAAGCGAGGGCCCAGGCCGAGGAGCAGGCGACCGTCACACAGATGATGCAGCGGGGGGCCAAGTTCGGCGAGGTCGCGCGCTACGTCTACGAGACCCGCTACGGGTGGGAGCCGAACGGACTCCCCTACGAGGCGGAGAGGCTGCGCCTGATTCGGCAGGATCTATGGGCCACATTCCCTGAGGCGGGCCTACCAGCCCGGCTCTACCAGATCGGCGAAGGGGATAGCTACCAGCCGCCCGCGAGGCCCCCTTACAGCCTACCCGCATACCCGTCGGTCGAAGACCGCGACCGCTTCTGGCAGACTGCGCCGTTTGTGCGCGGGGATTCGGACGCCGCGCGGCAGCGTGATGCCGCGGCCGAGCGTAGGATGCGCTGGCGATGACATCGAACGACCTACCGCTTCCGCCGCTGGAGCCGAGCCTCCCGCAGAACCCTATCCAGCCGGTGTCGATCCCCATGCCGGAGCCGGTGCTGCCGGCGACGGACAGCCCGATGGCGCGCGTCGTCCGCGAGCAGGCGGCCGCCGAGACCGACCACTCCCGCGCGGTCATGCGCGAGTCGGTCAGCCTCGACCCGTCCGCATACCGCCGGGCCATGGAGGTCTCGACGCGTGCGGGCGTGGATCTGCAGACCGCTCTCGACCGGCCGGACACCATCTCTCAGTGGGAGCAGGCGCGCGCCACCGACCTGGACGCCCTCGTCGAGCGGACGCCAATCCTCGCCGGGTGGGCGCAGAGCTATCCACGATCGGTGGCTACGGCCGACGACCTGGAGGCCCTCGCCGGGGTCGAGCGCAGCTTCGTGGATTGGGTGAGTGCCAACTGGGAAGTGGGCACGCTCATCAACGAGCAGGGCCGCCTCGGCGCACTGCTTGGCGCAGGCTGGGCGTCTGACGTGGATCTCCAACGCCTCGACGAAGTCAAGCGTCGCCTGCAGGGGGCACCGCGGGACACCGGCCTCAGCTACGGGGTGGGCAGCGCCTTGGAGTTGGCGGGCCAATGGGTAGATCAGCTATGGCGCTCTGCAGTAGGTGGCGCCCCGACCGCTCTCGTAGGCGCCGCGGCGGCCGGCCCCGCCGGTGCGGTTGCCGGCTTCGGTGTCGGGTTCCTCTCGACGCAGGTGGCGCAGTCAATGGTCACCGAGGGTGGCAACGCTTACCTGGAATACCTCGACGCCGGCTACGAACCGGGCGACGCCGCGCGCGCGGCCTTCGGTGTCGGTGTCGCCAACGGGGCACTGGAAGCCATCGGTCTGAAATACGCGACCATGCCCGCACGCAAGCTCGGCGCGATGGCATCCCGCAAGATCGCGGGCACGCGTCTCCTGCAGCGGGCCGCCGCCGCCGCCGTCGTGACCACCACCGCCAAGAAGGTATTCGCCGATGTGATCGGTGATCTCGTGAAGAGTGTGGCCGCGGAGACCGTCACCGAGATGACGCAGGAATCGGTGACGCTGGCCGGCCAGAGTCTGCTGCGCTCATACACGCGGCCAGAGTTGGCCGGGATGCTCTCGACGGTCGAGGGGCGGGCGGAGGTCTACACGCGCCTCGCCGACATCGTCACGAAGACCATGAGCGGCACGCTGCTGCTCGGCCTGCCCACATCGGGCCTACGCCTGCACTACGACGCGAAGCGCGCCGAGAAGGGCGCGCAGGCGCCGCGGTTCTTTGAGAACCTCAGCCGAGGTGCCGTGCCATCGAAGGTGGCCCAGGATTCGCCGGGGCTGTTCGCCCAGTTCGTGCAGGATGTGACGGGGGACACCGTGCCCGAGGTGTTCGTCGATGTGCGCCAATTCCGCGAAGTCGTCGAGACGGCCGAGAAGGCGCGCAAGAAGGCGGGCTCTATTTCGCAGACGGTGCAGGAGACCGTTAACGCGCTCCTTGGCGGGCTGTGGGACGCCTCCGAGAAGATCCCCGGCACGGCCGCGGACCAGGATGTCGTGATCCCGACTGGCGAGTTCCAGAAGATCGCCGACACCGCGCTAGGCCGCGCATTGATGCCGCACCTGCGTCTCGATCGCGACTCGATCTCAGTGGCCGAGGAGGCCCGCTACTCACCGGAGATGCGCGTCTACGCCGCCGAGGCGCGCAAGATCCTGGCTAAGGATGAGGAGACCCGCGGCACCCTACGCAAGGAGCTCCGCGCGGTCCACGACCGTGTTGCGGGAGAGCTAAAGGCCCAAGGTCGCGAGGCGTCCGAGGTGCGTGCGTTTGCGTGGATGCACGCGGCCTGGGTCACTACGCAGTCTCGGCGCATGGGCATGACCCCCGCGCAGTTCGACGCCCGGTTTGGCGCCGGGGTTGGTGTGGACACCGGGGCTGGTGCGCCCGGGGGCGCCGATATCGCAGGCGCACTGGCGCAGGGCGTGCAGCCCTACGAGGCCACCGAGGGCGCCGCCAACGAGGACGCGATGGCCCACCTCCTAGCACCCCCGGGGCTCAGCCCCCTGATCGGGGCGGAGCAGGGCACACTGCCGCCCGACGGGATTGGCACTCTGACCGGCAGCACCGGCAGCACCCGGCTGGTGCTCTCGCGTGAAGGTAAGCCAGTGGCTGCGCTCCAAGTCATGGCTCGCGAAGGTTCGCCCCCGGCAATCGCCAACATCTACACCGACCCCACGGTGCGGCGGCAAGGTCTCGCGTCGCAGTTGGTGGAGGCGGCGCGCGCGCAATTCCCGGGCGCGGAGCCAGTGTCGTTGACGGATGCGGGCGCCGGCCTGTTCAACTCGATCGCGACCGAAGCAGCGGGTGAGAGCACTGACCAGAGCTCTCGCGCGCCCGACGCGCCCGCGCCCGACGCGCCCACGCCCGACGCGCCCACGCCCGACGCACCCACGCCGGACGCGTTGGCCCCTTCCGATGCGGAGATCGATGCTGCGCTCGACTCGATCGACTACGAGAGCGTCAACGCCCTCGCGCGCGCCACGGATGGCAAGGTCCGCGTGCGCGCCTTCAAGGTCATCCTGCAAGAGCGTCACGCGCGGGCGACGGCCAAGCTGGGCATCAACCTCAAGCGGGACTCCGCTGCGCGCCGCGCGTTCCTGGCGCGCGTCATCTACCGCGATGCCCTCTATGCCCTGAAGCAGAACCCGAACGCGATCGGGTGGTATGACGAAAAGACCACTGAGGCTCTCGCGCTGGTCGCGCTGCTGCACCCCGAGATCGCGACCGACGAGACCTCCCGGCTGGCGTTCGTGTTTGCGCTCGCGGTGATGAGCAACGGGCAGAAGGTCAACAAGAACTTCGACCTCGCGGAGCAGTGCTACCGCGGGTGGAAGGCCACCGGGAAGATGCCGGAGAACGTCGGCATCGGTAAGCCGGCCCGCGCGATGAACGCTGCGATGGTGTTGTGGAACCAGCTGGTGCCGCGGTGGGGGCCCGAGCGCTTGCTTAAGGTGTTCCTGGCGCAGGCGCCCGCGAATGTCATTGCGAAGATCACCGGCACCGAGGTGAAGGACGAACTGGTCACCACGGTCGTGCGCGGCGCCGCGTCGATCGGGCCGAAGATCGGCAACGGCTTCTTTTCCAACCTCTACGGGATCTTCTCGGCCCTGACGATGGACCGCTGGCTGGTGCGGAGTTGGGGCCGGTGGCTCGGCATCCTCATCACAGAGCGGCCGGACATGGTTGCGGAGAAGACGCTAGAGATGCAGGCGCTGCTGCTCTCCTTGACTGACGGGGAGCGCACGGGGATTGAGGCCTTGGTTGGTGTTAGCTTGATGGCCGACTCCGTGGTGGCGGCGGCGGAAGCGATCAGCAAGTTTTCCGAGAAAGCTGAGCGGCGCGCAGCCCTGATTGCGCTGCCGCGGGGGAACGCCATCCGCAAGCTGTCCAACAACCTCGCCGGGTGGATCGACGGGCAGAAAGAAGACCCTAGCAACGGGAACGAGCGCAATGAGATTCGCGCAGCATTCCAAGAGGTTCTGCTCCGACTGCGTGCCGATCACCCCGCCTACGCCAAGCTGGAGATGGCGGATCTGCAGGCGGTCCTGTGGTATGGCGAGCGGCTGATTTATGAGACCGCGGGGAGGTTCGTGCAGAAGAACCCCAACGCGGACGGCGACGCTGACGGCGACGGCTACGACGACGACGAAGCCCCCGACTACGCAAACGCCGCCGCGCTGCTGGTGGTTGCGCGCAAGGTAACCCAGCGTAGAGTAGATAACCTAAGGAAGAGACTCACAGATGACCGACAACAAAAGCGTGCAGCAGAACAGTCCAGAGTATCCGCCCAACATGACGGGGCAGGAGAAGCAGGACGAGGCCCTGATCGAACGCCTCAACCAGCCGGCGACGGCCCAAGAAGTGGATTCACTCCTCCCCAGTTCGCCCTTTTCATCAATGCCGAACTTGCCCGGCAGGCTCGGGCCGCGGGTCATGCAGGACGCCGAGGCGGCAATGCTCAGGTACCACCCCGGGGCTACGTTAGAGCATCTGGCGGAGGAGGCAAAAGCTCACGGATTCTAACGGGCCTGCTGCGAGGCGCGCGCACGTTCGGGCGGTTCAAGGCCAGCGAGGCCCTGGGGGATGCTTACTCGCTGGGATCTAACGCGACCCCCGACTTCTACGAGATGGACCCCCGCGACCCGGCGACGGCCGCGAAGTTCCACGCGTTGATCTCGGCCGCGAAGCAGGCGAACAAGTTTGGCTCGTCGGCCTACGTCTACGACGTTGCCGACTACGGGGCCATGCGGGTCTTCTTGTCGGCCTCGGGGCAGAGTGGGTTTGGGCTGAAGCCCGACGGCGACCTTGTCTCAGTGTTCAGCACCGAGGGCGCCGGGCACGCAGCTACAGCGCTCGGTGTCCAGATGGGCGCGACGAAGGCCGACGCTTTCGACACCGTGCTGCCCCTCATCTACGCAGCCCACGGGTTTAGGGTGGTGTCCCGCGTTGCGTGGAACGACGGGAGGAAGCCGTCAGATTGGGACTACTCAACCTACTCCGAATACAAGGACGGGCGACCCGACGTGGTCTACCTAGTCCACGACCCTGACTGGTTTGGCTACACTGAGACCACCGATGGCGGCCGCGCACTGCCACCCACCAACTGGGAGACCGCGGTGCGCCGCCAGAAGCGGGCACTTAACGAGATCAACCGCCGAGGAGCCGACCGCGATGCACGACCCAACCCACAGCAGCCTACCGCAGAACCCGGGCCCCTCTCGCAACTCTCGCAACTCGGCGGCCGACGCTATCGAGGCGTGGCTGGCCGAGCAGGTGAGGCTCGCTACGGAGATGCGCGGCCGGGTGCGGTCAGCGTTCGGGGCATCCACTTCTCTCGCGAGCCCCGCGGATCCCTCGACGCAGGATCCTACGGGTCCGGCCCCCGAGGCGCCGAGGGCCAGCGGGTCGCCGGAGATGCCACCCTCAGCGCCCGCGCCTACTTCTACGTAGACGAAGGGAGCGGGGTCAGCCCTGAGGTAGGGGTCGGTGAAGAGGTCCATGAGGTCACGCTCGACAACGTCTACGACGCGAAGGCGGACCCGCTCGGTGTCATCGCGAAGTGGCGCAACAGTGACGCGCCGACCGCGAACAGCATGGAGCAGGCGATCCACGCCGCCGGCTTCGACGGCTACTACGTGCCCGGCGTGCAGGGCGACCAAGGCGTCGCCGTCATCATCGGCCCAGAGCACTCGACAATCCCGGTAGACCACGTCGGGCCGATGTCGGAAGTCAGCGGCCCCGACCTACTGGAAGCGAAGCGTGGTGGTGGTGCGGGCACTGGGGGTGGTAGTCGCCGGCCCACACCACCGACGACGCCGCCGGCACAGCCGACCTCGCCGGCACAGCCGACATCGCCGGCACAACCGGCGCCGCCAAACCGCCGAGGTGCCTACGACTGGCGTGGGCGCAGGGTGCTCCTCAACGCGCAGTCGGACGCGAGCAGCTGGGTCCACGAGCTCGCCCATCACTTCCTTTTCGCATTGGAGGAGATGACGGGGATGCCGGGCGCACCGCAGGATCTCGTCGATGACTTCGACGTGCTGCTGCGTTGGTTCGGCGTGAAGGACCGGGCGGCGTGGAATGCCATGACGCTCGACGCCAAAGTCCGATACCACGAGCAGTTCACCTACTCTTACGAGCTACACGTCTGGGAAGGCCGCACTCCTGCGCTCAGCTTGCAGAAGCTGTTCGCCCGGTTTGGCGCGTGGCTCCGCACGGTCTACCGCGGCACGCAGGAAGAAGCGCGCGCACGCGTCAACTCGCTCTATATGCAGGTGGAGGGGGTGACGAGCCCGCTGCCCCCGATGAACGACGAGGTGCGCGCGGTGTTCGACAAGATGCTCGCGTCCGAGGACGCCGGCCGGCACGCCACCGCCGCCTACAGCGCGGTGGCCCTGTTCACTACGCGCGACGAGTTCCTCGCCGGGGGTGGGACGGCGGCGCAGTGGGACGAGTATGAGGCCGCACGCCAACTCGCCGATGACATGGCAATCGAGACGTTCGTGGCGCAGGGCGCGCGGGCGTTGACGTGGATGCGTGGACACCGAGGTGGGGTGTCGCGCCGGATCAAGAACGTCGTGAGGGGGCTACGGGAGAAGCTGCGCACCGAGGCCGAGGCCGAGATCGACAACACCCTCGTTGAGGAGATCCGGCAGGCAATGTCGCAGCCGGGCATGAAGCTGCGTCGCGACTCGCTGCGTGGGTCGCTCCCCGGCGGCCGGTCACAAGAAGAGATCGAGGCATTCGCGCGCCGCTGGAGCAGCGACGGTGGTATCGACGTGGCTATCCTCGCCGGCCGTTACGGGCTGGAGCCCGAGGCCCTGCTTGAGATGCTGCTCGACGCTCCGTCACGCGATGACGCGGTTGATGCCGCCCTCGATCGCATGATGCTGGACCGGCACTCCGACCTCGCCACCCCCGAGGGCGTCGAGCGCGCTGTCGATCGCGCTCTGCAGGGCGAGGTCCGGCAACGGATCACGCAGTCCGAGATCCACCTGCTCGCTACGACCGGGATGCCGGGCCGTGTGGTGCAGGCAGCGCTGACGCTTGCCGTCGAGCAGACGCTCGACACTCGCACGGTTGGCACCCTGCGGCGCCCGCACGCGTTCTTAATCGCAGCCCAGCGCGCCTCGCGTGAGAGCCGGCAGCACCTTGCCGAAGGCAACCCGGCGAATGCGCTGCGGGCCAAGCGGGTGCAGATGCTCAACGAGAAGCTGGGCATCGCCGCGCGCTACGCAATCGAGGAGATCGACGGCTTCCTCGGGAAGCTCTCGGGGTTCTTCGCACCGGACCTCCGCATCGCCAAGTCGCGCGCGATGCCTTACGTCTACGCGCTGCGCTCGATCCTCGCAGAATACCAGTTCGGGCGCGACCGCCGCTCGCGTGAGGAGTGGCGCGCCCGCGCGGCCGAAGGCCTCGCCCAGCTGCAGACGGTTGACCCACTGGCCTTCGTTGAGGTGCAAGCGGTGATGGCAGACCTCCGCGGCCGAGTGAGCCCGCGCGACTTCCGTCAGCTGACGCTGGCGGAGTTTCGCACGGTGATGCGCGCCGTCGAGAGCCTATGGCACCGCGGCAAGCAGGCCCGCACTGCAGTGGTCAACGGCCGGCGCCTCGACATCGAGGATGTGGCGATCGAGTTGGGTGAGGACGTGCGCCGGGCAACGCTTCGGCGGAAGCTCCCGCCCATCGACCCGGTCAAGGCTCGCGACGCTCTCCGTTCCGCGAACAAACTCGGTGGCCTGCGAGCTCTCGCGCGTCGAGCCGAGTCGTTCTTCGATCTGCTCGGGCCGGCGTGGACCTCGCTGTTCTTCCGCCCCGTGCAGGACGCTCTCGACATCTACCGTGTCAAGCGTAGCCACTACGTCAAGCGGCTGGAGGCCCTGATCGCTGGGCTAGGCCAGCAGCGCCCCGGTGTGATCCCCTGCTCTGCGACGATCGGCTACACGTTCGGGAGCGGCAACGGTGGTCACGGGATGGTCGAACTGCTGCACGCACTCCTGCACAGCGGCAACGCGTCGAACTTCGCGAAGCTGCTCGTCGGCCGCCGGTGGACCGACATGGGCGCCGCCTTCGACCAGGACGGCAATCTCAACACCGACCGCTGGGATGCGATGCTGATCGACCTCCGCGAGCGGGGCATCCTGAAGCGTGAGCACTACGAGTTTGTGCAGGCTGTCTGGGATCTCACCGAGGAACTGAAGGGCCACGCGCAGGCGGCGCACTACGAGCTATTCGGCGTGCCGTTCGACGAGGTCAAGCCGGCGCCGGTGAATACCCCGTTCGGCACCTACCGAGGTGGCTACGTGCCGGCGACGCTCGACCGCGAGCTCGTGCCGTTGGCGGACATGCACGCGCAGCTGGAGAAGGTTCAGGAGAGCGTGCAGTTCTTGATGCCGACGGTGGGCCGCGGCTTCACGATGGCCCGCATCGAGGACTACCGGGCACCCCTCGCGCTCGACATTCGGCTGCTGGCGCGGCACATCGATCAGGTGATCCGCTTCTCCTACGTGCAGCCCGCAGTAACCCAGGCAATGCGCGTGTTGCGCAACGCCGACGTGGCCGGCGCACTGGAGAGCTACGCGCCCGGCTCAGCGGTGGATCTCGTGATCCCGTTCCTGTCGCGTGCAGCGCGGCAGTCTGCCTCGGCACCGGGGTTGTCCGATGAGGTTGATGCCTTCTGGTCTGTGGTGCGGCGGCGCGTCGGCATGAATGCGATGTTCGGCAACCTGCGCAACGCACTGCAGCAGATCACCGGCCTGTTCCCGGCAATGTTGAAGGTGCCGCCGCGCTACCTCATGGGCGGCCTGATGCGCACCGCGCTCCGGCCGTCGGCCATCGCGCGGGTCTCCGCAGCTAGCAGGTTTATGGCCACCCGCCTATCTGGTCAGGTCATGGACGTGACCGGCGTGGTCGAGCAGTTGATGCTGAACCCGAGCCCGCTCGCGAAGGTGAGCCGCTGGGTGCGTGAGCATGGCTACTTTCTGCAGACCTACACACAGCACATCGTCGATCTCGCAACGTGGGACGGCGCCTACGAGTGGGCCAGCCACCGGGGCCTGAGCCCCGAGGACGCGGTCGCTGAGGCGGACGCCGCGGTGCGTCTGACTCAGGGCACTACGGACCCCGAACACAAAGCGAAGTTTGAGACGGGGACACCGGGCTACCAGACGCTCGTGCAGTTTCAGGGCTACTTCAACATGCTGGCCAACCTGCTCGGCACTGAGTTCCCGAAGGCTATGCGGTCGGCCGGGGCTGGGCGGAACGCGCGCCTGTTCTCGGTGTGGGCCCTCGGGTTTGCCGCGCCAATGCTGGTGGCCGACGCGATTGCGCGCGCGGCATCGGGCAGCTTCGACGATGATGACGACGACGGCTATTCGGACGAGGCCGCTGACTGGTTCTTTGGTGGGCTTGGCCGCGGCGCGTTGGCGCTGCTGCCGTTCGGTTCGTCGATCGCGGTGATCATCAACACCTTCGACGACAAGGCCTACAACGACGACATGCTGTCGAGCCCCTCCGTCGCGGCCTTGGATCAGGCGACAGTCGGGTCGATGCGCGCGGTCAAGCGGTTGGCCACCGGCGAGGAGTTCCGCGGGCAGGATGTTAAGTCGATCGCGATGCTGCTGGGTCTCGTGACCGATCTGCCCACCGGCCTAGTTGGTCGCGCACTCGGCTACGTGCGCGAAGTGTCGCGTGGCGCAGTCGATCCCTACAACGCCGCCGACGCAGTCCGTGGTGTGGTGACGGGGACCGCAGCCGAAGGGTCCAGGGTTGGCCGGTGACCGCACCCTAGGTCAGCTTGGCCCATCGAGAAGGTATGGGATGGGGCCAGACGGGACGTGGCGTGGTGCCAAGCCCGTTGGATCGTTGCCGTAGAACGCTAGCCTGATGTCGGCTTCGCTCATGCGAATGCTGTTCAAATAGCGATCGGGGTTCGCGCGGATCTTCGCGCCCAACTCGGCGCGAAGCCGCTCGTTCTCCTCCCGAGCGCGCCTGTTGCGGCGGATCGTCTT